AAGCTGCGGGTGATGGCGCTGGCGCGGCTGCTGATGCGCCGGACCGAGCCGGGCAAGCATTACGGGGCGATCACCGCCAAGCACCTGGCCGTGCTGCAGGCGCTGCTGTGGGAATTCCACAACGCCGCCACCGGGCTTTGCTTCCCGTCCTATGAGGCGATCGCGGAGAAGGCCGGCTGCGCCCGCTCGACGGTCGCCGAGGCCATCAAGGCGCTGGAGGCTGCCGGGCTGCTGACCTGGGTGCACAGGATCAAGCGGGTCTATGAGCGCGTCACCAACATGTTCGGGGAGGGCGTCCACGGCCAGCGATCGCGGGTGGAGCGCACCAGCAACGGCTATCGCTTCACCGAGCCGCCGGATGTCAGAAGTAGCAAGTCCGAACTTAAGTCTGGAACCGAAGGCCAAGTTTCTTTCCCCTTGGCTGCAGTGCCGGCGCCAGCCCCAAAAGTGATCGATGCCGGCCTCGCGGCAGCCCTGGAGCGGTTAGGCAGCCTTGTTCGGACAGGCGCTAGTCGCGCCTGACGTTATTTTCAGGGAAGACGGCGCTGCGCGCCGGCTCGGCAATGAAGGAAGGGCAGGGGCGAGTCGCCCTCGTTTGCAAGGGGTAATTGTCCTTGCCGGTCAGACTCCGGGTGTGGTCGACTCGGGCCGGACAGGAAGTACAGCTTCCATGTCCAGCCCTGACCCAAAACACGGAGTGACCCATGTCCCAGGCTGATGACGACCATAGCACCCCGTTTAAGAAAGGCGCCAAGCTGCTCCAGAGGGAAATCGACATGGCCGATTTTGACGAGCCGGACGAACCGGACAAGGGCGGCAGGCCGCACCTTGATGCGCTCGAGCGGGAGCTGCTCAACTTGATCGGACCGGCAAGGATCCCCGGCAGGAAGCGAAAGAATGTGTTGAGCGCCAGGGCGATGATCAGGACGATCATTTCGGGAGAGGTGAAAAAATACTCGGCCTTCCGTCTGCCTCCGGGGTACGAGATAACCATGGGCACGGTGGATCAGTACGAGCGTTTTCGTGAAAAGTGGCTGGCTGCGGGGCGCCTGCTGACCGAAGGCGCGGTGCAGCAGGCACATCAGAAGGCAATCAAAGCCGACAAGAAACACCGAGACGCTGTCGATCGGTACATTCGGAGTGGGGCCTCCAAGCTAAGGAGGCTTGAAGTAAAGCGAGCCTGACCAGGCCCATGTTCGGCCTCTGTTCAGGGTTTAATAGCAAAATGGGGGGTTTAATAGCAAAACAGCGGGCGAAATGTGCTATTTAGTGTCTGACCATGTTCAACAGGAACGTGGTCATGATTTCCCTCACATCTTCCCACCCTAAGCGCCGCCGCCCGCGAGAGATTGACGACGACGAGGCGCTTGTCCCGTCGTGGCGACTGCGGGAGGTCAATGCCGAAAAGCGGGCATTGATCGCCAAGCTCGACGCCGTGAAGGCCGAGCGTGACCGCCTCCTCGAGGAGCGGCGCCGGCCCCTCGTCTACCCCCTCAAGCAGGCCGCGGGCAAAATCAACGTTTCCCGTGACCATCTCCGTCGGCTGGTCGCTGCCGGGGAAATCAAGGCCACCCTGATCGGCATCAGGCGGCTCGGCTTTGCCGACGAGGAGCTTAGACGCTTCCTCGCCGCGCGGGAGGTTGTGCGATGAGCGCCGATCGCAAGCGTGTGAAGCGCGACGACGACAAGTTTTTTCAACGCCAAGATCGGCAATACCGCGTTCGCCGCGCCAGCGCGGTCGAGATCAGCGAGAAGCGGCTGAACGGCGGCCTGCCGCCACTGCCGCAGGACTGGCGTTGGTACCTGGTCATCCGCGACGTCGCCCCGGGGCGCCGGATCGCCTTGTTCGTCCCGAACCTGGAGGACGCCACCACCGACGTCGACGAGGGCGTGGCGCATTGCCTGTTCGACTACGCCGCGGCGTCGTGCCCGTACGACCGCAACGTCGCAAGCGCGTCGCGCATGGCCGCCGACATGAAGGACACCTTGGAGGACCACGATGCAACGCGACATTGACACCGCGCGACGCGCGCAAACCGTGCTTGTCAGCGAGATCGGCGGGATCGCCCGGTACGCCACCGGCCCGGCCTTCCGCGAGATCAACATAGGCACCCTTCGCGATATTTCCCTGGCGCTTTTGCAAGCGTCGCATCGCGTCGAGATGGAAATCCTGCGGCGGCTCGACGCCAACGGCGAAGAAGCGGAGGGCCGGCGGCCATGAACGACCTCCCCGCACTCCTCTGTCAGGTCGAGCTGATTTCCGACTACGCCGTCGACCCCACCATCGGCGACGAGAGCCTGCACGACCTTCGCAACCTGTATGTGGCGCTCAACAACGCGGCAGCCCGCATTGAATACAAAGTCTTTCGGATCGCGCTGGCAGGCGGTCGCGATCGGGACGATCCCAGGAAGCCGCCGGGTATGAAACCGCGGCGCATCCCGCCGCCCGGCCAGATTTGAGGGGATGCCAAATGGACCCTTTTGATCACGGCGTTCGCGCGTCCGACGTGCCCGTCATGAATGGCGCCGGCCCCAACCCGCTGGAGTTCGACGGCTCGTCGACCAATCCACTTTGCCCGAACAGGGCCGACATCAGCAGGCACCTGTACACGCTATTCTCGCCGGACTTCGTGAAGGACTATCCCGACGCGCGGATCGAGATAGCCTGGGCCAGCCCCAAGACCGACGACGGCCCTGGCGCAGCCCAAACCTTCTCCGCGTTCGATCTTGAGAAAGCAGTCGACTTCGCCGAGAAGAAGAACAAGGCCGGCTTCGGCGTCTATGTCGGCGCCGCGCTAAGGAACGCCATGTCAACCGGCAGGGCCAGCAAGCCAGACGTCGTCACGGGATCCCGAGCCTGGGCCGACTTCGACGGCGAAGGCGATGACGCCAGGGTCGGCAGTCTGCTGCGGGAAAAGAATATCCAGCCGGCGGACATCGTTCAGACCGGCGAGACGCCAAATCGCCGGTTTCAGATCTACGTCAAGCTTTCCGGCAACGTCACGCCCGAGCAGCTGGAGGCCGCTAACACGGCGCTGAGAGACTGGCTGGGCGGTGACAACGTGCAGGGCATGCAAAGCCTGATGCGGCTGGCCGGCACCATCAACTACCCGAAGCCGGCAAAGGTCGCCCGCGGCTACATCCCCGAACTGACGACGCTGCAAATCCACAAGGACGCGCCGAGCTACAGCCCCGCGCAACTGCTTGGCCTAGCCGGCGTCGCAAGTGCGAGCCAGGGCAAGCCGTCCAACCCGTTCCTCGATTTCAACAATGCCGCCAAGCTCGGCCGCACAGACGACGAACTGCTAGCGAAGCTCGAGGCCAGTCGCGTCACGGGCAAGTGGCACAACAGCATCCGTGACGCGCTCGCAACCATGATCGGCCGCGGCTGGCCTGATGCCGCCATCAAGCTTGCCTGCGCGCAGTACTGCGATGACGGAGCCGACGACCCCGACCTCGTGCCCCTGATCGATGGCGCTCGGAAGAGGTTTGAAAAGCCCGACCAGGCGCCGGGTACTGCCGGCACCGGCAATGCCAGCGCACCGCCACCCCAGCCGCTGCAATGGCTCGATATGTCCAACTGGGACGCCGTCCCTGTTCCCGAGCGCCAATGGGCCATCCGCGATCGCGTGCCGCTCAATCAGGTCGGGCTGTTCTCAGGTGAAGGCGGCACCGGCAAGAGCATCATCGAACTGATGAAGAACGTCGCCCACGTTACCGGAAGGGACTGGCTCGGCTCGATGCCCGAACCAGGCGGCGCGTTCTATCTCGGCGCCGAGGACGACAAGGACGAGATCCACATCCGCCTCGCCGCGATCGCCAAGCACTACGGCGTCACCTTCAAGGATCTGACCGACGGCGGGCTGCGCATCCTGCCGCTGCTCGGCAAGGACGCGACCCTGTGCGCCGTCAACCCCAGAACCGGCAAGGTCGAAACAACCGACCTTTATCAGCAGATCTACGAGCAGGCCGGCGACCTCAAGCCCAAGAACATCAGCGTCGACACGCTGTCCCGTGCCTTTGCCGGCAACGAAATCGACCGGGTGCAGGTCTACGCCTTCGCCGGGCACATGCAGGCCCTCGCCATGGTCGCATCCGGCTCTGTGACCATCCTGGCCCACCCAAGCCTCAGCGGCATGGCGTCCGGCTCCGGCATCTCGGGATCAACCGCCTGGCATGGCGCCTTTCGCTTCCGGCAATACCTCAAGGGCGTCAAAGCCGAGGAAGGCGAGCAGCCCAGCAACAACCTGCGCGAACTCGAGTTCAAGAAGAACCAGTACGGCCCGCTCGGCGAAACCATCCCACTCCATTACAAGGACGGCCTGTTCCTGCCCGTGGCAGGTCTCTCCGGCCTCGACAAACTCGCCCGCGAAACCAACGCGGAATGGGCGTTCATGGATCTGGTGAGACAGTCCCCCGACCGGGGCATCGATGTCAGCCACAAGCCAACTTCAATCTATTACGCGCCAAAACTGTTCGCCGAAGAGGCGGTCGCCAAAAAGCACAAGTTCCGACAAAAGGATTTCGAGGGCGCCATGCGGCGCCTGTTCGCCGCCGACAGGCTCGGGATCGAGAACTACGACAAGCCATCCAAAGGAAAAACAAGGCTCGTGGTGAAGCCGCCAAAGCCAAAGCCGGAGCGTGAGTAAAACATGGGCCAACTAGGGGCCAACTACCGGCCAACTACCGGCCAACTGGGGGGTCCGGTCTCCCCCCTGCCTATACCCCTGGAGGGTGGGCCAGTTGGCCCCCACCTCCAAGGGCGGGGTACAGGCATCGGCATCGAAAAAACTTGAAGAGTTACGCGCCGGCCGGATGCCGGCAATTCAGAAGGAGGAAAATCATGACCACCGAGCTAAGTGAACTCAGGCAGCATGTCCGGTGGCTCGAGGATGAACGTCTTGGCGCTGGTGCAGTTGAAGAACGCATGAACGAAATCGATGGCCGCCTGGATGGGATCAATGACGGGCTTATGAATCTCGTGGACGCCTTCAATGGCCTCCTTGACGCCATCAACCAAAAGACCAGCGCGCTAAAGGAGCTAGTTGAGACCATGAAGCCGAAAAGCCCGCCACCGCCGGTTGCCCCAGGCAACATCAAGACATCGAACGGCCGCAAGAAGCGGGCTGCGAAACCAAGGCAACGCCAGGCGAGCGGCGCTCCCTGCTAATGCCGAGCTAGGGAGCTTTATACAAATGCCAGGACTTGGCCCAACTCAGCGTCGTGTCAGGCGCGCTTTCATCGCAAGCAAAGGCGCGCCGCTGTCGACCGGCGATCTCCTTTGCGCAAGCTACCCGCGCCTGACGGGAAGACCTCCAAACACCATGCGCTATCTCAGCGTTCGCCGGGCTGCTGAAGTCGTCGCCGATCGTGTCGGCCGGGTTTATCCGGGCGGAATAGTCTGGCAGTTGAAGCCTCCCGCGACAGAATGACTCACGCGAAAGCCATTGCTCAACACCATTCCTGTCTGTTACAAACCAGCCAACGACGGTTGACTGATTTGAGAGGCAGCAGATGGCAGAGGGAAAATGGATCTCGTACTTGCGGGTCAGCACTGATCGGCAGGGGAAATCCGGTCTTGGCATCGAGGCGCAGCGCAACGCCGTCGATGAGTTCCTGAATGGCGGCAGCTGGTCGCTGGTGAAGGAATACACCGAGGTCGAGAGCGGCAAGCGCACCGATCGCCCCAAGCTCGACGACGCCATCAAGGCTTGCCGGGCCTACGGCGCCAAGCTCGTCATTGCCAAGCTCGACCGGCTGTCGCGCGACGCTCACTTTCTGCTGGGCCTGGAGAAGGCCGGCATCGACTTCGTCGCGGCTGACATGCCGAACGCCAACCGGCTGACCGTGGGGATCATGGCCATGGTGGCCGAGGAAGAGCGGCGCATGATCAGCAGGCGCACCAAGGACGCGCTGGCAGCGGCCAAGCGGCGCGGCACCAAGCTGGGCGGCGACCGCGGCGTGGTGCCGAGCAAGGCTGCCCGTGCGAAGGCTGTAGAGGCGGTGCAGGCGCGTGCCGACTCCAGGGCTACCGACCTCGCGCCGATCATCAAGGACCTACAGGCGGCCGGCGCTGAGTCACTGCGGGCCATTGCAGCCGGGCTGAACGCTGCCGGCATCCCGACCCCTCGTGGCGCCGGCGAGTGGTCAGCAACACAGGTGCAGCGGACGCTGGCGCGGCTGTAACACCAACCCGGCCGCGTCACTCCTGCTGCAATACAGGTGTTCGGCCTTGTTGAACGGCAGCCTAGACTCCTCGCAGGCCCACCCCACTGAGGAGGTCTGCGATGAGCAGGCGGAAGACTGCACGGCTTGGCATCCGCCTTTCTGAGGCTGACCGCGTCTGGATAGACGAGGAAGTCTCCAGGCAGGACCTGGAGAGCACTTCCAGCTACCTCCGCATGCTGGTGCGCAAGGCCAGGGCTTCGTCGGACCCGCAGCGCAGCGACGTGCAGCAGCTCCCCCAGCACGAGGCGGCCTGACCATGGGTGTGGATACCGGCCGCTCAAACAAACGACCCAGCGCCTCACCGGAGACTCGGCAAATGGCCTTCTACGAGCAACCAATCACCAGGCCGTCGCCGGGCTAACGGGCGCATGCCGCCGCCGGGCTACGGGCGAAGGAGGGCCAGATGGCCGAGCTAGACGACCAGACCCTAACCGACCTCGGCAGCGAGGAGGCAGTCCAGACCCCGCTGGACAGCATCCTTGAGGGCAACGCTACGGATGCTCCTGCAGCACAGTCCGATGAAGGCGAGCTAGGCGGCAGGGATGCGCCACGGGTGCCGCTGACGGCCCTGAAGAGGGAGCGTGAGCGCCGGCAGCGTGCCGACAAGCAAGTCGAGGAGATGCGGGCGGAGCTGGAGAGGTTCGACAATGCCAAGTACGGCTTCGACGGGACGTTGGCCGAGGAGGATCAGCGGCTGGCCGAGGAGGAGCGGCAGCGGGTTGATGAGGCCTCCCAGAACCCTGCTGTGACGCACTGGAAACGGAGCGAGGACAGGCACAAGGCGGAAGAGGACAAGATCAACGCCGGGATAAGACGCATGTCTCCCGAGCAGTGGCGGCAAGCCCAGGAGTTCGTAAGAACTCACGCAAGCGATCATCCCGACCCTGTGGGGGCCATCCGCGACTACGTCGATCAGCTTGGGCTGCTGGACTTCAAGGGCCAGCCGATCGACCAGATCCTGACCAAGGACAAGCAACCGCAGGGGCAACAGGCAACTGACCCCAGGCTTGCCGAGTACGTCGCGCAGCTCAACGAGTATGGGCAGGCGGTTTCCAAGGCGGAGCAGCGGGCTAACTTCTCGGCGAGCAAGGCGGACTTTGTCAGCGAGTATGGCAAGGCCGCCTATAACCAGATCGACCAACTGTCGGTCGAGCTGGCGCACAGCGGCCATCCTGTGGCGCAGCAGTTTCTGCAGGCGGTCCAGACCAGTTCGGATCCCGTCACCACAGCGGCGCAGTTGCTCCATCAGCTTGGCGTGTGGAATGGGCAAGGTCAGCAGCAGCCACAACAACAGCAACCGGCAAGGACGGCCTTTCCCAGTAATTTGGCGAACCGCCGCAACATGGGCCAGCGGAATGGGCCGGCCTATGGCGGGCCTACCCCACTGAACGACATCTTCAAGCACTAGGGACTGACATGACGGTAGACCCATCCAAGTTCGAGCGAGAGGCGAATGGCTTCATCAAGAAGGGCAGCGGCGGCCGGATTGCCGGCTCAAGGAACAAGCTGTCGCACGCCTTCCTGGCCGATGCTCTGGAGAGCTGGGCCAAGAACGGCAAGGCGGCGCTGGAGATCACTTTCCGCGAAAAGCCCGATGTCTATTTTAAGGTCATGGCCAAGCTCATTCCGCGGGAATTGATCCTGTCGGATGGCGGCAAGATCGACACCATCTCCGAGGACGATCTCGACGCGGCGCTGGGCAAGATCCTCGAGGAGCGGAAGAGACTGGCTCAGGAAGAAATTCAATATGCCAGCTGATGCACTCACGCTGGACACATTGGACGCGCTGGAGCGCCGCCTCGTTGACGTGAAGGAAAAGCGCCAGATCCGTCGCAGCATGGCGGCGTGGGCCCGGTACAAGGGCTTTGAGCCGGCGGCGCATCATCTGCTGATCATGCGGGAGCTGGAGCAGTTCATCGCCAGCGACGACTACGACGTGCTGCTGCTGCACGCCCCGCCAGGCTGCGCCAAGTCGACCTACATCAGCGCACTGTTTCCGTCGTGGTACTTCGCCAACTTCCCAACCAACAACATCCTTTTCGCCACGCACTCGGACGACTTCGCGCACCGCTGGGGCCGGCGCGTCCGCAACGACATCGCCAGCGAGGGCGAAGTGCTGGGCATCAGCCTGTCGCAATCATCCGGCGCGGCGGACCAGTTCGCGCTCAACGAGGGCGGCGAGTATTACGCCGTAGGTGCCGGCAAGGGCATCTCAGGCTTCCGTGCGGACCTTGGGCTGTGTGACGATCTGTTCGGCTCTCGCGAGGACGCGTGGAGCGACACAGTGCGAAAAAAGGTGTGGTCGTGGTTCGTCGATGATTTTAGTCCACGCCTGAAGCCGCGGGCGAAGCGGATCATGATGAATACTCGGTGGCACGAAACCGACGTCGCCGGCCGTGTCATTGAGCAGATCGAGGCCGGGCATGTCAGGGGCAAGGTGATTGATATTCCTGCAATCGCCGGCGAGGACGATCCGGTCGGCCGCAAACCGGGGGACTATCTTTGGGACGAACCGCAAGGCTACGACTACGGGCGCTTCCTGCGCGAGCGGCAGCGCGAAGCCAGCCCGATGATGTGGTCGGCGCTCTTCCAACAAAATCCCAGCCCGATGGACGGCGACTATTTTAAATCCGACTGGATCAAGACCTACGACACGGCGCCTGACCCGGAGACGATGCACATCTACGGCGCGTCGGACTTTGCCGTCAGTGCCGACAAGGGTGACTATACTTGCCACGGCGTGATCGGCGTCGATCCCGAAGGCAAGCCGTACCTGCTCGACCTGTGGCGCAAGCAGGCTTCCTCCGACGTGTGGGTGGAGAGCTTCTGCGACCTGGTCAAGAAATGGAAGCCGATCGGCTGGGCTTTTGAAAAGGGCCAGATCACGTCGGGCGTGGGGCCGTTCCTGGAGAAGCGCCAACGTGAGCGCCGGGCCTACGTTGCCAAGTCGAGCTTTCCGACCCGTGGCGACAAGGCGGTGCGGGCGCAAAGTTTCCGCGGCTACATCGCCTCCCACGGGCTGCACGTCAACAGGCGCGCGCCGTGGTTCATCGCGCTGCGCTCGGAGATGCTGAGTTTCCCGGCCGGCCGCAACGACGACCAGGTCGACATGCTGTCTTTGTGGGGACAGTTGCT